CATTTGCGATCCACACAAAATCCATGTCTGTATTGCTATTTTTTGCGAGAATTTGACCGCTAGTGCCGCCCAAAAGATCGGCCATTGATGTTGCTACAGCTTGACCAAATACCTCAAAATCCGCTGGCAAATCTGTAACCAAATCCGTGGCCGTAGGCATCTGCCATGAAAATGGTGTTGTTGGATTACTCATGTTTCCTCCTTTAGGCCACAATCGTGGCGTTGATCCAATCCAATGTTGGATTGATTGTGCTCCATGTTTCTACCACAGGCACGTCATTCCATCGCATGGCTTGCAACGAGAATGAAACCGGTGAAACAATCATGGAAATGCTGACTTGATTATACGCGGCCGAAAATGTCCAGCCTTCAACAAAACCCAAGAAATCTCCAGAATTCATATTCAATGGCAAATTGGAGATATTGACCGGCATCCCCATAAATACATTTATTAAATCATCCCGATCCGCATCGTCAAGCTCTGGATTTGTAAGCTCAAAAGTGATGTTGTTGAAATTGAATCGTGGGTTGGCTCTGAGCGTAAGGTAAAAAGCTGCCTGATCCTCGGCATCTACCGCATTGTGCAATGTGGTGCTGATAATCTGCGATAGCTGCCCATAAAGCGCAATTGATTCTGTATCCGATGCTGATTTCTCTGATGATGATGTTGCATCATATTTTAAAGTAATTGAATTTCGTACATCACCGGCACGCTGTTGGATGCTTAAACCCGGTGCCACAGCATGATTGGCTGTGAGATCAACATAGCCGTTGGCCGCCAAATAATTGGTTCGGTGTGTGCTGTCTGCATACCCAATTTGGCCAACCGAGTTTTCGTAGATATAACCCAATCCGGATGTGGCCAAAGCTGAGACCAAAGAATAAACATCTGTCCGGTTGCTGGATCTAGCTGCAAGCTCATAATTGCCGGGGCGGTCGATTTCACCCAATCCAGAATTTTGAGCGTTGGCCCATGTTGTTGCCGCTGGATAGGTTGCCCATGTCAAAGCCTGTGGCACCTCTTGCCATGAATCGAATAACACATTTTTCAAAACGTCATAAATCTGATCACCATCGAATTCTTTTGACAAAACACCATTGGTCAATGCTTTTGGCAATCTGGCCAATGCGCCCAATGCGATGATGTTAATGCGTTGAGCGTACGCAACCGATCCAACCTCGGCCACCGAGATGCCAACCTCAATGACCGAACCACCAAAGATTGGCACAAATGTAGCTGTGGAATCTTGCAATTCAATGGTAAGAGAATCATTGATATGAATTGGCACATTTGATTGATCTAGATTGATAATCTCGAGATTTGTGTAACCGGCCTGAGCCTGCTCATAAATGTTTGTCCGGCCGCTTGTAATGGTCAAATTTGCCAAAATGGCTGTTTGGTATTGAATACCGCCAATAATGACTTTCCAAACCGGGTTAAAAACTGTCATGAGAATTGCAAGCTGTTTGCGCCGCCTGTGCCGCGATAGAAACTATTGTTAAGCACATTGATGATGCTGCGTGCTGTGCCTTCCGGATCAATGGCACCTGTTACGTTGAGATTGATTGTGGTGTTGCCACCGCCCAAACGATTGTTTGGCGTGATCATGCCGCTTGCATTTGGCGTAAATAGCTCTGGGCCACGCTCTCCGACAAGATATGAGGTACCGGATCTAACAGGCCCACCGGCAGCTTTACCGCCTCCAAATGCGCCAATTATCGATCCAATTGCGCCAGCTTGACCCAAAAACAAACCTTTGTTTTGATTAACCAAATTCACAATGTTGGTCATTTGTGCGTAAGCCTTATTGAGAAAACCGACCAATTGAGAAAAGCCAGTGATTAAAGTGGCAACCAGTGTTGCTATGCCTTCAAGTGCAATGCGGAAATTGTTGCCCATAAGTGGTGCAAGATAGGTTTTGACAAACTCCCACAGTGCGCGAAAGCCATCATTCAAAGGCTTCAATTCTGTTGAATTCTCTGTCAAGGCTTTTTTGATCTTGTCAAAGGCTACTTTCAAGCCTTCTAAAACAGGCCCCACAACGGCTCCAATGGCCGGAATTACATCGCCATACAAGAAACCCCACCAAGCCTTGAAAATAGGCAAAATGTCATCGCGCAAGGCTTTAAAGATTGCGCTAAATGCTGGCCCCAATGTTTTGCCCAAGCTCTCTGCAAATTGCGTTACAGCTGGGATACCTTTATCAACAAACGCGCTGATCAATGGTGTGATGGCATCCAGCACATATGCTCCAACAGTTTCTTTGGCTTCATCAAATGCCACATTAAGCCGTGCCATTTTGCCGGCAAATGTGTCGGCTTGAATTGATGCCTGCTCATCAAATGTGGCAGACAATGCCAGCATTGCAGCATCAAAATCTTTTGTTTTGATAATGTTTTCATCTAAAGGAATACCCAACTTTTTGAGTGCTCCAAAATTCCCATCCATGGCCTTTGCAATTGCCTCGGTCGTGGCGGTTAAACTTTTTCCCGAACCGGCACTTACGTCAAGTGCAATTTGTTGCAATCTTTGCGCTTCCGTAACATCCTTAGTGGAGCGAATTAGGCGATCAAGGCTCGGCCTCAAATCGTCATCGGTCACACCGGTGGCTAAAGCTGTTTTTGTTATATAAGCCTCAGTGGCCGCAATTTGAGCGTTTGTTGCACCGGTAACATTTTGCAATGTTGTGGCCAATTTAGCTTGTGCGGCTTCATCTGCAATGGCTGATTTAACGCCATCAATGAGCAATTTGCCGGCATAGGCAGCTGCGGCTGCTCCAGCTGCGGCAAAGGCTAAACCGGCCTTTTTGCCAAAATCACCGAGTTTGGATCCAAAGCCTTCAACCTCATTGGATCCAGCGGTTAAATTCTTTTTGAGGTTATCAATATCAGCAAGAATGGAGAGCTTGAGTGTCCGTGATCCACCTAGTGCCATTTCACCACTCCTTCAAAATCTTTGAAAATGCTGCTTCCCATTGAGCAATGATCTGAGGTTGTTCAGCTCTTAAGGTTGGATAGATAAAGTATCCTCTGGATCCACGGCCTTCACGGCCAGACCACACCGGAAATTGTTTGAATTTATTTGATCCGAATTCATAACCGCCCCAAAGCATCTGGGTTGTACCACCACCGCTAAATTTCTGAGATACAAAACCAAATGACAATTCGCCAACCTTCGATGATTTGCTTACGCGCGAACCTGCCGCAATTCGTGATGCTGCCGCATTTGGCCGGCTGTTAGCTGCGGAAACAATTTTCCCTTGCAGAAATGTGGCCAATCCGTTTGAGACTTTTTTGGCCTCGGCAACAGCTTCATCATCCATGCCTTTAAAAGCCCCGATGATGCCACGCAATTGGCTCTTGTCGTAGCTGATTGGATCAGTTGCCATTTCTTATCCTTAAAATTTCAATCGCGGTTGCAATATCTTGATCTGTTACAAATTCCGATCTTGACAAACCTGTGGCGATTGCTAATTCCCAAAGAGTCCGGTTTATTGATCCGGATTCGTAGCTTTTGGGTTTGTGCTTTCCCCCATGTCAATATCGGTTACGCCTTCGCACCACGCCTCAAAAGGCTTGACAGCTTTACCGGCTGACTCGCGTTTCATTGCGTGATAAGCCAAAAACATCAGATCAGAAATGCCCAATTTGTCGGCCACTTGCTGAATGGTGTTTCCGGTTTTCTGTTCCCATTTCATCCACTCCGGTGGGAGAGCTGTGTAGGTTTCTCTCTCACCGGATGTGAATTCAATTGTGATTGCTAGTTTCATGCTCCCGATCTCCTTTGTTAGCTAATTGTCAGAATTGGTGTTGTCACACAAGTGAAAGCAAGTGAGACAGTCTGGGCATCCGGTGCTGTGCCTCCAGCTGATGGCAAAATCGGCTGCACATCGAACGCAAATGATGCGCCTGAATCTGCTCCAAAAATGACTGAAAGACCAGTATTTGGTGCGCTTGTTGCAGCTGTCCATAGCTCCTCACACAATGAATTTGCTGCGCCCCAATCGGCAAGCATTTCCACGGCAAAAGATCCTTGTGTATCTGTCGTAAAATAACTTTTTCCGTCTAAAGTTTGGTACGTATTAATTGTGGAATCGACTGTCAATGTTGCTGATAAAGCCTGAGCATCATATGAATCACCAGCAATGGTGAAAGTGATGTCTCTGCCCGTGATGATTGTTGTTGGCATGATTTCTCCTTAGTTGGTGTAATAGGTGCTGACTTGTAAATCGGCCGTAAGATACTTACCGGCACCGATTTCCAATGGCTGTGGGTTGCTTACATTGCCGACTGTATAACCGCCCGGCATTGCGCTGATGATGTTGATCATTAATTGTTCAAGATTATCCAAAGCTGCGGCATTGTTTGAATAACCAACAACACCGGTCACATTAAAATTGATCTTGACTTTTGTTGTTGATCCATTGATTAAAAGGCTTTCAAGATATGGCGAACCCGGCACCAAACAGATTGATGGGCTTGTCATTGTCTCTGGGATGCCGTTATAGACATTGGCTGCGATGGATGAAAGTGCGGTTGCCAGTGGCGTGCGGATGGCTGATTCAATGGTCATTGACACATCGTTTCAACATCAAGAAATGGCCCCAAAAGCCCAATTACTCTGTTGCTCAAGCTGCGGCCCAAAATGAATGGTGCCGGCTGAAAATTATCTCCCATTATTTGGTTGCCCGGAGCTGTAATGCTCTGAAATATCTCTACGGCAACAACCAAAATAGCGTTTTCAATTGGTGGTGTTGATGCATACAAAGCCGCTGCCGATCCACCACTTAAAGTCGCTTTTGCGTTTGGAATGAATGGCAATGGGTAGTCACGATCTGCGGCAGCTGTAGCGGCTGTGAATGTATAAGGCTCAATCCGATCATCGGTGACTGTGTAAGTCGCGCTGTATGCACCGGCCCCGGTAACAACAACAGATTGACCCGGCACAAAATAATTTGGCTGCAATGTCGTGAAATAAATGACGGAATCACTTACATTGGCAAAAGTCACCGATGATTGGTATTGAGTAAGTAAAGGCAAAATCGTTTGCTCAGCTGAATCAATGAATGAGTCAAGCTGTGCATCGGAATACAAAGAAACCGAGACACCAAGAATTGATCGTAGCTGTGAGGCTGTGACTATTGATGGCATCTCGGTTCCTTTCGTATCGTTAGCGTTCGGGAGCGACCGCTACCGATGTCTGATTGTTAATTAAGCGATGTTGTTGAATTGAGCACCATTTGGCACCTTGGCAGCTAGTGCGCCATAGCCGTAATACAAAATGTCAATTGTTCCATCGCTGTTGATGTTGCTGCGTAGCGTAAAGCGTGGAGATTCGTACCATGTGTAAGAATCTGGATTCACAACAACCATTGATAGATCGCCATCAGCTGTTGTTGATCCTGCGTTACCAAAT